CAAGTTAAACTAATCTCCATCACCCCTGATGCTGAAAAGACCATGGGGTATATCGCAAGGGTATCTAACCCAAATAATCAAGACAACCCTAAAGTGGCAGGGTTACTTAAATACTGTATCAAGCATGAGCACTGGTCAGTCTTTGAGCAAGCTACTATGACATTAGAGATAGAGACCACTAGAGGTCTAGCAGCACAGATATTAAGGCATAGGTCATTTACATTCCAAGAGTTCAGTCAAAGATATGCTGATACTAACCTATTAGGTGCTATCCCCATTCCAGAACTCAGGAGTCAGGATCTAAAGAATAGACAAAACAGTATAGACGACATAGATGAGAAGAAACAAAAGGCATTACAAGGGCAGATTGAGAGGTATTTCGCTGAAGGGATTGATCTCTACAACGAACTCATACGTGAGGGTGTTGCGAAGGAATGTGCGAGATTTGTTCTCCCGTTAGCAACACCAACCAGAATCTATATGACGGGATCATGTAGAAGTTGGATTCACTATATAAATTTAAGGTCTGCTCATGGGACACAGAAAGAACACATGGTCATTGCTAATCAATGTCGAGAGTTGTTCACAGTATGTTTCCCTACTGTAGCAGAAGCACTTGAATGGATCTAATTATGGCAATCTACCCAGTAAAAAACTTAAAAACAGGAGAAATGAAAGAGTTATCAATGACCCTCAAAGAATATGAGGATTGGAGAGATAACCACCCCGACTGGGACAAAGACTGGTCTGCGGGTATCGCAGATGCGGTCTCTGGAGTTGGAGATTATCAGGACAAACTACCTGATGGTTTCAAAGATCGACTTCGTAATGTCAAAAAACATCACCCATACGCAAAATTCGAGGCTCCCTAGTCTATGCCAGTAAAAGAAAAGAAACAACCTTCAATGGTTGGATTGACTAAAAGACAGATGAAACGTAAACCTATCAACTCAGGATATCTAACTCAGATAAAACCCCTGACACCAAATCAGGAGAAAGTGTTTGATGCGTTTTCAAAACAAAAAAATCTCTATCTATATGGAGCAGCAGGAACTGGTAAAACCTTCATAGCTATGTACCTTGCTTTACAAGAGATTTTAGATGAAAAATCGTCTTATGATAAGCTGTACATTGTTAGGTCATTGGTTCCTACCAGAGAGATTGGATTCTTGCCTGGTGACCATGAAGATAAGGCAGAGTTGTATCAGATACCATATCAGAACATGGTAAGATACATGTTTAAAATGCCTGATGATGCTAGTTTTGATATGCTCTATGCTAATCTAAAAGCACAAGAAACTATTTCATTCTGGTCAACATCATTCTTGCGTGGTACCACATTAGACAACTCTATTGTATTGGTAGATGAATCGCAAAACTTGAATTTTCATGAGTTAGATAGTATTATAACTAGGTTAGGTGTCAACACAAAAATTATTTTTGCGGGTGATGCTGCTCAAACCGATCTCCTCAAAACAAACGAGAGAAATGGTATATTAGACTTTATGAAGATCGTTCAGAATATGGATGAGTTTGAAATGGTAGAGTTTGGCATACAAGATATTGTTCGTTCGGGACTGGTGAAATCTTACTTAATTAGCAAACTGAATCTTGGACTTTAATCATCTAAACATCCATAACTTTAAGGACATAAAAGCAACGACAACTAAAAAGGGTAGGCGGTATCAAATTGATGATGCTTCCTACCCTTCTGTCACAACAGTAATTGGAGAGAAAAAGAAGAAATCAATATTAGAGTGGCGACGTAAGGTTGGAGAAGAGGAAGCTAATGCTATCTCCAAACGTGCTACTACACGTGGTAATAAGTGCCACAAATTAGCAGAGGATTATCTTAGCAATAAACCACTAGACAGGTACAAGGATGATGTACTGTCATTAGGTATGTTTCATCAAATCAAACCTTATATTGACAAGATAAATAATATACACGCACTAGAGGCACCTTTATATTCTCATACATTAAAACTCGCAGGAAGAGTTGACTGTATCGCAGAATATGAGGGAAATTTAGCGATCATAGACTTTAAAACATCAAGTAAGACTAAACGTGAAGAGTGGATACAAGACTACTTTTCACAAGAGACAGCATATGCTATAATGTTTCAAGAACTTACTGGTCTTATACCCAAGAGACTTGTCACCATCATTGCGACGGAGACAGGTACACCTCAAGTCTTTGTCATTAATGATATTCTCAAGTACGTACCCATACTAAAAGAGTACATCGACTATTACAGGAGTATCCATGGCGACTGGTAAGATTAATGAAGTCCTAGAGGAAAATTTTATGACTGCGAGCAAGTTTTCGCTTGAAATTGAGAACATCGTAAAAGAAGGTTCACTTAACTACATCGAAGCAATAGTAATGTATTGCGAAGAGAAATCTATTGAGATAGAAGGTGTCAACAAACTCATCAACAAACCATTGAAGGAAAAGTTGAAGTTTGAAGCACAAAAGTTAAATTTTATCAAGAAGGGGAGTAGAGGATTTTTACCGCTGTGAAGGGTTATGATGCTTACCGCATGTATCTTGCCATGCGTAATCATTTTAAGACCAAAACCTACGACTTCGCAAGAAACCAATTTGCTAAAGCTAAGCAAGAGACATACGATAAAAGGAAAGACAAATATTTCTTTGTAAAACTATCACGAAAGTATAACGAGGAGGAACTAGCTAGATTTTATCTAGCAAACTTTGTACAAGAAAATAGTGAATGGATTGGTGCGATGACCGCCAATGGAGAAAAGAACTATGTGGACTATATAAGGAAACTGCAATCCTTATCTTACATTTTTAAGAATGATGCTCAGACAATGAAGGACACATGCTCTTCCTTCAATGATCTGTTCACTGGCAAACCACACCCGACCTTGATTAAATTGTGGATGGGTGGTAAAATACAATTAGAGTCAGTGGTTATAATGGAGAAGATGTTTGAGTTCTGTCAAAACGTCACTGCTACAGATCCAGTTTGGCAAGATGCCAAGTCTAAGATCATTAAGTACGAACCATTACTAAAAACATCTACTGATAAGCACCGCAAAGTCCTCAAGGAGTTATACCTATGAAATTCTTCGAGTCTGACGTAGTTCAGGACGAATTAAAAAGAATGCAAGACTTATACGTTGACATCAACCGTATGGGTATTATACTAACTGTAGATCAAAAGATAGAACAACTGGTAAAGTTGCTTGAATTGATTGGTTTACAACAAACAATGTTCATGCGTGTCACGTTATCTGACAGACCAGAAGCAAAACGTATTTTGGCACAGGTACGTGAGGCAGCAACCTTGTTAGGAATGAAACCTGAGCACGTTAACTCACAATTTTATAACTCTCTTAAAGAGCAAGTAGAGAAGATGATCGAAGAACTGGAGGAAGCAAAATGATCGCCCTTATTGTTATCGTTGTATTGATAGCTGGTACAGCATTTTTGATTAGATATTATGATCCCCATAACTAAATGAATCTTTGGCAAAACTACATTGATGCTGTCTGGGACACATTCCCAGACTTGAAGCATAAGGAAACATGGGCAGAATGGGAAGGTAAAGGAACTAAACTAACTGCCAAAATCTATAAGAACGAACACTTCATAAAATCGAGAGAAGTTAATATATGGAGTGATAAGACGCACGTATATAATACGATCATATATCCTAACACTGGAGCTAATCTACCTTGTTTTGGTATGGATCTCATGGGATTTACTGAGAAGAGAGTCATCATAGTATTTGACTTCCAACATCCCACAGAGAACTATCTCTTTAGTGTAGATGGACTACCAAAATGTGAGAAGGATTATCGTTTCTTTGAGAAGGGTAATCACTTCTCTGACAACATCTATGTTCGCTATTGTAAGATGGATGAGGTTGATGAGCATGTAGGCATGTTCAAACAATACTTGACAAAATACAAAGAGATGATAGACTTAAATGTACCGAAGGGAACGGACACAGACATCTATAAGGACTTCGATTCTTATATGACACGTTTGGATCCTGTAGGTCCATATCTAGCAACAAAGTTTGGCAAGGAAAAGTCCGAAATGCTTGTCAACGACTTCCTTTTTTGCTATAAATAGAAGGTGCGATCATATAGCACAATACAAACAATACGGAGAAATACATGTCTTTTGCTTCACTTAAAAAGTCAACTTATACTGACCTCCTTTCTAAGGCAGAGTCACTTAACAAGACTGAGGTTCGAGGTGCCGATGAACGTATCTGGAAACCAGAAGTAGACAAAGCGGGCAATGGTTACGCAGTAATCAGATTCCTACCCGCACCCGATGGAGAAGACCTTCCATGGGCACAAGTTTGGAGTCATGCCTTCCAAGGTCCTGGTGGATGGTATATCGAAAACTCCCTAACAACTTTAGGCAAGAAAGATCCTGTTTCAGACCTAAACAGAGAGTTGTGGAACTCAGGTAATGACGCAGACAAAGAGACTGCTCGTAAGCAAAAGCGTAAGCTATCTTACTACAGCAACATCTATGTCATTAGCGACCCTGCTAATCCCGAAAACGAAGGAAGAGTATTCCTTTACAAGTATGGTAAGAAAATCTTTGACAAACTTACCGAAGCAATGCAACCCGCATTTGCTGACGAAACTCCTATCAACCCATTCGATTTCTGGAAGGGTGCTGACTTCAAGGTGAAGATCAGAAAGGTAGAAGGTTACTGGAACTATGATAAGTCTGAGTTTGCTGAACCATCAACACTAAAAGGTTTTGATGATACAGAACTAGAGACAGTTTGGAAGCAACAGTATAGTTTGACCGAATTTACATCTGCTGATAAGTTTAAAACCTTTGATGAGTTGGACAATAGGTTACAGACTGTTCTTAGTCCAACTACTACCTCACGTCGTAGAGATGATGAGTTAGCAGATGAAAGCGAAGGACGTTACAGAGAAGTCAAAGGTGCTACTGAAATAGCATCCGAGTCTGCTCCTTCTTTCAAGTCAGCAGTCGCTCCCACAGAGGACGAGGATGACGCACTATCATATTTCGCTAAACTTGCCAACGAATAATTATGAAGATATTCATTGATTCCGCTGATGTTTCCGCTATCAAAGAAGCGTATGAAACTGGTCTTATTGATGGTGTAACAACCAATCCTACCCTGATTATGAAGAGTGGTAGACACCCAGAACAGGTCTACCAAGAACTTATAGACTTGGGTATCAATGACGTTTCTATGGAAGTCGTTGGTAATGCTGAGACTATGATCGCTGATGGTCGTAGACTCTTTAATAAATTTGGAAAAGCAGCAACAATCAAGGTTCCATGTACACCAGATGGACTCCTTGCTTGTAAGCAGTTATCCAGAGAACTCATACGAGTTAACGTAACACTTATATTCAGTACAGCACAAGCTATCCTTGCTGCTAAAGCAGGGGCGAAGTATGTGTCTCCTTTTGTTGGTAGACTTGAAGATAACTCTCACTCAGGTGTTGAAGTTACTAGATCTATTGTAGATGTATACAAGAGACATAATATTCATACTGAAGTATTGGCAGCATCTATTCGTGACGTTGCTAAGGTTACACTTTCATTCTGGAATGGTGCTCACATCTGTACCATACCTCCAACAGTCTTCCATAAAATGTATAATCATGTGTTAACAGACGCAGGATTAAAAATCTTTGATGAAGACCACAAAACCACCTTCTCTAATGAAAGATCGGGTGGTGATTTAGATGCGTTAGATAATGTTCTTGGAACTGACATATCAGATCAGTTTCCTGGCATGTTGCCTTTCTAATCTATTTTAATTTCA